TATTATGGATACATGAACAGCGCACACAACACCAACCGACGGACCAAGACAAATTTCAAGAGTTTCATCAAGAAAAACGCAGCTAACCTGCTCGTGAAAGTAAACGCCGAATTTGACAGCATGTCCGATTGCGTGCGCATCGCTGACGGCGCATGGCGCATGGTCGATCAAAATGCTATTCAGATTGAAACGCCATACACGATGGGAATTGAAGGCGTTTGGCTGGTCGGTGGTGGGCGTGACTGGTTCGAGCACTACGAAACGGCAAACGCGATCGGCATTCGCGGCTTCAACTGCTGCGGCTCTTTTACGGTGGCGGTAGCCAAGCAGCAACACGCCGCCTAACCCCCACCCCAACGCCAGCGGGCGGCATAGCCCGCAGAGGAGAGGAAAAGATGAACAACCCGAACATATCCGCCGCCGCCGCAACAGAAGCAGCCGCTAGCGTTCGCGATGCCTTCCAGCCCGGCGAGTACCCCAGCGTCGAAGCCGCCTACGAGTTTATTCGCGAAGTCTGGGCGGCGAATGAAGATCCTCGCTGGCGACAGCTACCGGCTTCGCCAAACGCGACGTTTGCGGCGGTGTATCAGGGGTTGACAGCATGACCACCCCCAAAAACCCCGCCGCCGTCGCGCTAGGACGGCGCGGCGGGCGTGTCAAGGTATCCAAAGGCCCCAACGCCGCCAAGACGCCGGAACAGCGCGCGGAGTGGGCGGCAAAGATGGTGGCGGCGCGACGGGCGAAAGCTACCGCAGCCGCTCCCACTCCCGGCAAACCGCCCGCCACTGCCGCAGGTCGATAACGCCGATTTTCAGCCGTTCGACGTATTTGTTCCACAGTCCGGCGAAGCGGTTCATGCTTTGCTCGCTGACGGGTGGCGGTTTGTCCGGATCAGCGGCGGCCAGAAAAAATAATGCGCGGCGGGTCATTTTAGGGTTGACAGTAATGCAGCGTTGGTTTATAGTTAAAGTATGAACAGCGCACACTACGAAGCAGCCTACGCCGAAATCGCCAAGGCTACCGCAAAGTTTCAGGCCGCCCAGACCGCCTACCGCTCAATGAAGATTGGCGATGCCGAATACATGGACGCTCGCGCCGAATACGAAGCCGCGGACGCCAAGTTTGAAGCCGCCGCCGCACTCGAAGTTGCCTAGCTTACCCCAACGCCAGCGGGCGGCGTGAAGCCCGCACGAGGAGATGAGCATGAAACGAGATAAGACCTACGCATATGTAACAGCCGAGTGCTGCAAAAGGGTGGACGCCGAACTGCCGGGGGCTACGGTCGGTAGCCGTCCAGTATCTAAACATGGCGACTACAGCCGATGGCAGTATGGCAAGCGGGAGACATTAACGATCATCGGCGGCAACCATACGCTTGTCACTGGTCGCGGGTATATGGGTGAGTGCGCCCGCGTGGTGGCAAAGTTGCGGGGGTGGGCATGACCACCCCCAAAAACCCCGCCGCCGTCGCCTTGCAAGCCCTCCGCAAGACTAAGACCGGAGGGCGGAACGGAGGCCCGCCGCTGCGGTACCCACGCTGCCCCTGCGGGCTTATGACAGCCGCGCGGGCGTTGCAGCGGAACCACCGTTGCTAACTACCACAGCACTGAAGCCTTAACGCCCGCCTTGTGAAGCGATTCCAGGCGGGCGAATGCTTTGTCTCGCACGGTCAAGAATGGATTCGGCACCGCGGCGCCGCTCCTTGGGTCGGCTACGATGGAGCCGTTCTTGTCGATGTTGTCTTGCGCAGCGCGCCGCTCTATCCAGACGCGCAGTTAACTGACTCTGCACTTTCCGCTTGCAATGCATAACGCTTATGGTTATTATGGATACATGAACAGCGCACAACAAACCCAAATCGCCTTCGGCACCAACAAAAACGGCAAGCGTTGCGCCTACCGGATTTCGTACAAGTTCTGCCCCATGCGGTATTTCAAAATGAGAATGACTGACGCGCTGGCCATGCTTGCCGATGGTTCTGCGATTGAAGTGGAATACATGCCCTGGGGCGGCAAAGAATGCAAGGCATCAGTAGCCGCAATGCTCACGCTGTCCACCATGCCAACAACTGGCACTATTCAGTAACCCCCACCCCAACGCCAGCGGGCGGCATAGCCCGCAGAGGAGATCATCATATGACCCAGCAAACCCTGAACTACCTGCTGCGCCTCGCCATCCGTGAGCGCGACGAACAAGCCCGCCGCATCATTGACCAGCCGCCCGACGCAGACATCTGCGTGCCGCTCGGTGAGGCTATGGTCGCCGTCAAAGAGCTGCTCGACCTGTCGCAGTCCTCCAGCCGCGTAGGCGCTGCCAGACACCCCCGCAAGGGATTCGGTAGCATGTCGCCGGAACGCCGCGCAGAGATCACCGCAAAGGCCGTAGCAACCAAACGTGCAAAGAAGGACGCACGCACTGCCTGAAACGCGAACCCCCGGAGCCAGGGAAGGTCCGGGGGAACTTAGCCGCGTGACGGTGGAATCAGCACACGTCGATGTTTCAACACCAGTGATAAGTATTTCTTATTTGCAACCTCCTGTCAATAAGCGTATTCTGTAATCGTCAATTGGGCGCGAATCAGGCGCTGGCGATTGATAGCTGATTTCAGCTTCGCGGCTACCAGGGGAACCATCGAGCCGCAACCCAGGACTAAAGGCAGAAGGGTGATGGCGCTTGGTCGATGCAGGCGTAAGTAGCTGCCAATCGTGGAATCATTCGACGTGACCACGGGCCAAGCGAAGCGACCGAAACCTCGGTGAATCTTCAAAAGGCAGTTCAGACCATAGGAAGTCTGACTCTGCCTTTACTCGCTCCCATTTCCTGGTGAATACCTAAGCGAACAACAAACTCAGGCGGCGGCAAAGGGTGCGGGCAGTGGCGGTGGCACAGCGTGGGGCAGCATGTCGCCATCTCCTCCGTTGGCCATCGCTGCTGGCAGACCGTGCAGTAGCCCGGTGGCGGCGTCTTTCGCTTACCTCGCTTCACGGCTTTGTCTCCTCCGTCTTGTCCAAGAACTCCAGTTCGCCCGCGTCGGCCATCCGCTTCAGCAGTTCGGCGGCGCTGGGCATCCCGTTGCACTGGCGTTGCCGTAGCAGGGCCAGCCGGTCAAGTTCGTCGCGCCAGTTTTGATCGCTCATAGGTTCTCCGTTTCAAAAAATAGCCCTGTTGCCCCGTCGAAGAATAGCGGGATTCGGCGCTTGGCCGAGAACCTCGCCTTCTCCAAATTCGCCTCAAAATTCCCGCCTCCCTTGTCGGACAAGATGACCACGTTTGAGGCGTCCATCTTGATTTGTCGCGACTCCCGAACCTTGCCATCGTCGTTGAGTTGGGTGAGAATGATCCCCGCGATATTCAGACGTTTACACATTTTTTTCATGCTTCGGCTGATGTGCGCAATGTGGCGTTCTCGGCTGTTGCCATCCTCGCGCTGCCCGCTTTCCATGAGCTGGATGTAATCCACGATAACCAGATCGACGCGGTGCTTCCGCTTCAGGCGCACTATCCCGGCTTCGAGCATCGCTGGCGTTACGTCTGGCCGCTCGTCAATGGCGATTGGAAACGGTATCAGCGCGTTAGCCGCCGCCTTCGTCTTGTCCCGCTCCCGCCGCTCCTGTGTTTGCTGTAGCCAATCAGCAAGGCAGACTTGCCCGTATTGCGCCACGATCTTCTTCGCCACTTCAGCCTTCGTCATTTCGGCCGATAGGATCGCCACGCCATACCCCAAGCTGGCCGCGTGTAATGCGCACATCGTCGCCATCGTGGTTTTCCCGCCGCCGGTCTCAGCGCCGATTACCGTCGTGTTCCCCGGCTTGAAGCCGCCCGTGGCGCTCGTCAGTGTCGGTAGAGGCCACGGTATACCCATCTCCTCCTGCGGAGTCTGTAGGAACGCCAGCAGCCCGCCGCCGCCCTGATTTTGGATGATGTCGCCGATCATCTCAAATCCAGAAGCGCGTTCGTCGGTATCGCCCACAGCCGCTACGGCGCTCTGAACATCGAGAACGGTCTGACGGTCGGCCCCGTGCGCTGTAAGAGCTACAATGCCCGCATTCAGGGCAAGAATCGCGCTTCTCAGTTGCGTCCTCGACCGCAGAATGTCGCAGTAGGCATCGAGGCTGATAATCTTGGGCAATCCGCGAGTCGTGCCGCGTAGGAACTCGACCAGCATGTCCTTGGGAAACCCGTCCAAGTGCATGAGCGCTTCGCCGAACGTCACAAAGTCGATCTTCTGCCCTTCTGCCACCATTACCGACAGCCGCCGAAACGCCTTCTGGTGGTCGCTGGTCGTGAAGTCCTCGACCGTCAGCAAATCGATGGCGATTGGCGCTTGCTCGGTCGGGTACAGCAGCATGGACCCAAGCACCATGCGCTCTGTGTCCACTGCGACGGGAAGCCCGTTGTTGAACTGTGCTTCGAGCGGGTTCATACCAGCCCGTCCTCCGCACGTTCCCGCGCCACGCGCTCTATCTTCGCCTTCTCCGCAGCCGTGAAGCCCAGCGGGAGGTGGTCGTAGTTGCCGGGTGTGCTTTCCGCGCCAGCCGGTTCCGGCGACTCCATCCATTGTTGCTGATTTAGGTACACCGCCAGCCCTTGCACGTACCCTTTTGCCCAGTTAGCGCTTTTTGCCCACTTTCCGCCCGGTAGCACTGGCGCAATGATCTTGGCGTGGATCGCGGCCTGTTGATCTTCCGGCGCGACGGCAACCGCCATGGTGTAGTACTGCTGGCTCATCGGCTTTCGTGTCCTGCCCTTTGCCGGGTAAGCTTCCCAAAGCTTCTCGAATGCGGCTTCGAGGTCAAAAGTTGGCAGGGGATTTAGGGGTTCTGTACTCTGTACTCTGTACTCTGTACTCTGGAGGCGTTTCTGAAACGTTTCATCGCTGTTTCGTGAAACGCCAGTTTGCTTGTTTCTGAAACGTTGCACGCGCGTTGTTGAAACGTCGCTCTGATACTGACGACCGTTCCAATTGTGTGGGGTTGAAACGTTTCCTGAAACGTCGATCAGTTGTTTCTCCACCAGTTCCGCAATGTACTTTGCCGCCGCCGATTCGCTCACGTGGAGCTTGAATGCGACGACCGACGCTGGCGGAATAACGCCGTGGCCAGCGTTTCCTTCTTTAGCAAGGCACAAGCAAATCACCCATGCCCGAAATACCTTCGGGTCAAGCTGCATGACCTTCGGATCGTCCATCGTTTCGACGTACAGCCTGAACCAGCTCATGGCGTCACCCGCTTAAACCCCACTACCCAAACCCATGGATTTGAAATCCAGCCATTAGGCCCATCCCATGCGTGAATGCTGTGCCATAGGTGGATAAAAGCATCTCGCGCGTCTGGCTTCGCGTTTTCACATCCACACGGTTCTGGATTACCGCAAGTCAGACACCCGCCGTCCGTTATTCCCTCTGCGCGTGCATCCTCTTCGCTGATGCTTTGCAGCCGCTCGACGCGGACACCGGTGATCTCCAGCGTGATCCGGCTGGCCCAGCGGGGCATGTGGATGGACGGGTGCACCCTCCTTCCCATGAACTCGTGATTACTCGCGCGATTTTCGCCATCCATTACGTGCGATCCATCGGCTTGGTAAACGGGAGATGGGAATGTGTTCTCGCCAAGGTGTTTTAGCTCGATGGCCTCGCGTACCCACAGCCGATCTCCTGGCTTGCCGTAGTGGCAGATCCATCGATCGATCGATAGTTGCGGTACGGGACGATACTCTGTACCAAAATGGTTTTCCGCTGCCACGTCGGCGGCATACCAAGAATTCGTTTCAGGAATATCTCGAAGCACAACAGATAAGCCTCCGCAGCATTCTCGATTAGGTGGCTGCGGTTTTACCAGCCTGCGCGTCTGCGTCTTATTGCCATCTAAAATCGCTCGCACCATGGGAGCTGAAAAGAGAATTGGCCTCTCTTTTGAGGGGTCGTTGTTCATTAGATTGTCCTTTGTACGATTTCTGCCAGTGGGTCAAGTATGAGGCCCCGTTTCCGAGGCCCCGCACAAAGGGTTCCAATGACAGCGCGGCTCATGACTTCCGCTTCTTCAATTATCTCATTCTACTGTTTCGTTTTCCAGCACTATTTCCGGCGCTTGTACAGAGCCACACCGAACAGACCGAGGCCGACTAGCATGTAGGCCCCCGGTTCAGGGACGGGCGAGGTTGGGCAGTCGTCGTGGTGGTAGTGGTGCGGGTGGTGCGCGTTCTGCGCCTGATCGATGATGCGCCCCCAGTCAGGCTCCTGCGCGGTCAGTGAGGCCGCGAAAATGGCGGCTGAGATGATGTGTTTCATGGTGTCCTTTCGGTTAGTTGTAGGTGACATGAATTTTGGCAAAGCGCGTAAATTCACGTGAATTTTCAGGGTACGGCAAAATTCCGGTTATCGCGTTGATTCCCGCTTGATTCTCTCGATTTCGGCGTATGGCTTGTCCGCCTTGCGCAGATTCTCGGCTTCGATCATAGCCCCCGATGGGTCAGGGAAGTCTGCCAAGCACGCCTTGCCGTCCCGCGTGGCGTACCAGCGCCCGGTGGCCCAATCCTTGTCAGCCGTCCATATCGCGTCCAGCCGGTAGCGGAACTCGCTTTCCTTCTTCCAAAGTATGCTCATGCGCCTCTCCTGTTCCATCAAACATTCTTCCATCAGCCAATCGCAAAGACCAGCCCACGCGCCAGCATGCTCGTCATCAATCCACCAACGGCCAGCGCATGACCTTTGCTGGCTTATGGCGTGTTCAATCGACGGCATCGAATAGCCCTTGCTGCGCACCAGCATATGCTTCTGCGCTCTCCAGATGCTTTACAGCCGTCGAAAAGTAACCAGGCTTCAGTTCGATACCGATAAACTTGCGGCCCTCGTCCAGTGCGACGAACCCTTCAGAACCGACGCCGGCAAACGGAGATAGCACGACATCCCCGGGCGACGACCACAGCTCCAGGCACCGCCGGATCAACCCAAGCTGCAGTGGGCAGATGTGCTTCTCGTCCTTTTCGTCGCGGGCGATGCGAAAGTTCAGCACGTCCGTCTGATCGATATCCCACCAAACAGGTTCCGCGTATCGCCGCCAAATCTCAACGCTGGTCCGCCCGCCGCGGCCCTTGCGGGCGTACTTCGAGGGATGCTGGTCAGTCTCGCGCGGGTCTTGCGCCGGGTCGCCGATGTACCGCTCGAACCCATTCGGCCTTTCAATCGGCTTGACGCTGAGATTGTCACCTGGCGGCGTCTTGCGGAACGCCAGCACGTAGTCAGCCATTCCCTGCCGGATCTGCGAAGAATCACGCATCACGGTTTTATGGAGTAGCCCGTTGTTATTGGTCCGTTCCCGCTCCGTCACCGGGCACTTCCACACCGTAACGCGGCTATGGAACGTCCACCCGGCGCGCTCCATAGCGGCGATGCACTGGCCTGGAAAGTCCCGCAATCCGCTCGCCCCGTCGCTGTTCCGATACGTCGGCAGGTCTTTGACGTGCATCACGCACAGCCGCCCCGTCGTCGTCACGCGAAGCAGTTCCGGCGCGAGGAATCCGAAGTGCGCGAAGAACTCCTCATCACTCGCGCAGTTGCCCATGTCGGCCTCGGAGTCCGAGTAGGTGTAGAGGCTGGAGAACGGCGGAGAAAACACCGTCAGGTCTACCGACTCGTCAGGTATACCTTTGATGACTTCGCAGCAGTCGCCGTTGTAGAGCGCCCAGTTGCGGCCGTGCCGCTCGTCTAAAATCACGTTCATTAGATCCACCTCGGAAGATTCATCTGTTTTGTGCCGATGGCCGACGCAAGCTGGCGCCGCCCGGTCCCGTTTTGAATTGCCGCCATCGCGTGAACCATGGCCGCTTTCATTTCTTCGTGCTTCTTTTGCTTTTCGCGGATCGTCTTGAGGACAGGGCCTTCGGTCTCCGCGATGACCATGTAGGCGTCAACCGGCCGCGTTTGCCCGAACCGCCAGGACCGGCGCACGGCCTGATAGAACTGTTCGTATGAGTAGGACAGCCCGCAAAAGATATGCTTATTGCAGTGCTGCCAGTTCACGCCGAAACCAGCGATTGACGGCTTCGTGACGATGCGCTGGAACGCGCCGTTCGCGAACCCAAGTAGCTTTTCTTCCTTCGCCTCTGTGCGCTCATCGCCGCGTACTTCGATGGCTCCGTCGATCACGCGCATCAGTTCGTCGGCCTCGTAGTTGGTGTTGCACCAGATACACCACGGCTCTTTCGAGTCGCCGATGATCTCGGCAACGCGAGCCGCCCGCGCCGGCGCCGTCAGCCGCATCTCCCGATGCAGTCCCGTCGCCGATACGTCCGCCACCCGGAACAGTTGGCCGTTGGCGTTGATGGATTGATCGACGGAGACGATCTCCTCGTGAATGTTCAGCGCTGGCATCACCCATCCGTCATCGGAAAACCCAAGGTCTGACGGTTTTTCCATGCACACCGACCACGACGCCACCCAGCGCCAGTAGTCCGCCTCTGCGTGTCCTTTCAGCCGGTAGCCGCCCGCCTTCATGGTGTCGTTCAGAAACCACCGCATCAGCATCTGGCCGCCGCTCATGATGTCGAGGAACTCCGAGTGGTTGCCGAGTTCCATGTGATCGTTTGGCGACGGCGTAGCCGAGCAACACAGCTTATAGGGCGTGTTGGCGAACGAGTCTTGCAGGAGTCGCCGCGTTGCGCCGGTGAAGTTCTTCAGGATGCTCGACTCGTCCAATACGATGGCGTCGAAGTGGCCCGCGTCGAAATGTTTGAGCACGTCGTAGTTGGCCACATTGACGCCGCGCCGCACGTCCTTTTGACTGCGGCATTGCGTGATCTCCACGCCGAACTTCGCGCCCTCTGCTACGGTTTGCGCGGTGACGGCCAACGGTGCCAGTATCAGCGCGTCACCGCCCGAGTGATGGCAGACCTGCCGCGCCCATTCCGCTTGCATGGCTGTTTTGCCGCTCCCGCACTCCGTGAATAGTGCGAACTTACCAGCGTTCAGCGCCCGCGTGATGCTTTGCTTTTGGAAGCCGAAAAGTTTGCTGTTCAGGTCGAACTCTCCGGAAATGCCGGATGGTTGCGGCTGAACGTGCTTGCCGTCAAGAAACGCCCGGTAGCCGCTCACACCCGCCCCCCATCCAACGTAGCCCAGCGCGCCACCGAATTACCCACGTCCTCCAGGGTTGCCCATTCACAATCAGGCCTGCCGCGTAATCCCTTGTACGCCGCGCCCGCGTTACGCACCGGCCGCGGCGCATCCACCGGTCCGCGAGTAGCCTCGCGCATCTCGCGCTCTGACCGGCGCTTTTCCATCATCGCTTCAGTACCTCGGCGGGCACCTTCAGCGCGTCTCTTTGCCACGCATGCAGCACAGCGGGTGGCTGTGGTCAGGCCACTTATAAACGCACTGCAATTCTCGCAGTTACGCTCGGACGGCATCGCTTGTTTTTTTGCATCTAAGTACTCTCGCCGCGCCTGCTGGCCGCATGGACGGCAGACGTTGTGGCTTACCTTGTACATATCCTCCCGTGAGTACACGGGCTGTTTGCATCGCGGGCATGGGTCGCCCGGCTTCCATGGTATTCGTGGCATTTCTCTCCTCTTTCGGTCAGGCCGTCGGCATTGGCCTGGTTGTTAAAATTTCCAGTCAATCATTTTGGCTTCGGC